ATAGACTGTCGTTTCTTTTTGAATAAACTTAAAACACTTTTATCTGAAATATTATTTTTTGTTATTGTTTCTATTACATTTTTATTTCTGATATCGCCAGCATCATAATATATTATATCGTAGTTCATTTTTTTTAAAATATTATTTACAAATGTTGTTTTTCCTATACCAGACTCGCCATAAATATAGATACCTCTTTTTTCTAATAAATCTTTCTTATTCTCTTCAAAATTTCTTAAAATATTAGATATATTTTCTGCTATATTTTCTCTATCTAATATTTTATTAAAATTAATACAATCCATTTAATCTATTAATTTTAAAACAGTATATATATTTATATCACTATTCAATTTCTTATTATATACTAAATATATTAACATGTATCTAATTTAGGGTTATTAGTAATACCGTCCCAGGATAATTTAAATTCATTCATGGCATTTTTTTTATTACACATACTTGTAATCCTTGGATCATTAATCAAAAACTCCTTTAATTTGCCATACCCGGGAATATCTTCTCCTAACTCACGGTCATTTATACATTTATTTTTTTCAACGTCGTGAGTCCAATAATCTGGGCATTCTGCTATTACGGGTGGAAAATCGTGTGTATTTTTCTCATTTGAAATTGCTGTCCCAATAAATGCCAATGCGAGTATTAAAAGGATAATTGCGATTACTATTACAATTTTTTGAAAGTTAAACTTCATTTTATATATATATAAAAATAATAAAAATAATATAAAAAATAATATAAAAAATAATATAATTTTTTATAAAATATTTTTTTATAATTATTAATTATATAATGAATTCCTCTAATACAAATGGGCGAGTAAATATTATGGATCAAAACACAACTGCGGTATTTACATTGAGCGACCATATACCAGTCGATGATAAATCTGATTTTAGAGAAGCATTAAACGGAAGTTGGAATAATACACCTTTATCGTTATCCTTTTTTTCAAGTAAAAATATTAATATATTGCAAAATGGACTACGCTATGGCGTATACGTTAAATCAAATAACCAGTTTACTATTGGACAACAAAATATTGACGAATTAAAAATTATTATGAGAAGTATTTTTCTTCAAAATTCAAAAAATTTACCTAATAATATTAGTGATCAAATTAATGATCTTAATAATAAAGTATTAGAATACGCAATTAATCAAATTTATGGTGAGGTAGAAAGTTACATGAAATATAAACGTGACGCAAGTTCTTTAGTCTCTCCTATGGAATTACCAACTTTAACTAATTATAACAATAAACAACTCGAATGTAAGCATTTTTTTTAAGAAAAAAATTTATTGTATAATCACTAATTTAATAATACAAACAAATAACACAATTCACACAATTGTATCATTTATCTTTAATCTTTAATCTTTAATTTTTTTTTTACCTTAGTATTCTTACCACATTTGGTTTTAGGTTTATTTTGTAAAAATTTAATCATCTCCGTTTTTAAGGTAGTTAATTCGGAAATCCAAATATCTTTCTCTTTTGTTTTTATCAGTTTATTTAGTTCTTTCACTTTAATATCTTTGTTCTTTTCAAGAATTTCAATATTTTCTTCAGAAACGCTATCCATTGGCAATCTAATCAAATATTTAAATTCACTATCATCATCGATTATATCATAGTCTTTATTCTTGAGCATTTCACAAATATCTATTTTCTTTTTGTTTCGCAAATCAAGTGTATTATTTAATAATTCTTTAATAAATTTAACTTTGTTAATTAGTATTTTTGTTTCATGTTCGAGTAACTTAATCAAATATTTCTTACGTTTAACATATGTATTCAGTCGAATATCAATATAATGATCGATTATTTCCATTGGTGTTTTAAATTTTTTTAACTTTTCATTTTCATCAAACAAATGCATATTTGTCGTAGTTTTAGTTGTATACAGACGCAGTAGTTTTTCTAATTCATTGCTATTATCGTCTATTTTCTTATTAATTAATTCGTCCAATTTATTTTCACTTGAAAATATAATTGTTACGTCTACAACGATATCTGTGCTCATATCATTATAATCTTTCACAATAACGGTTTTCTTTTTACCTTTAGTTGTTGTTTTGTTTCCGTCTATGAGTTCCTCAATATATTTTTTATAATCGTCCGTCCATAATCCAATTGGTAATTCGGTAACCCGAATTTCTTTCTTTCCGATTCTTTCATAACACCCTTTGAATAACCATTTAGATTCTGTTAATTTGATAATGCTTCCTTTAAAATTTTTATAATAAGGTGTAATATCTGGTTTTTCAATATTATCATTTAGACTATTCTCCAAATAATCAATGATTGTTAACGGATTATAACACATAATATCCGTGCTGAAACCTGTACCAATACCCTTGCTACCATTAACAAGAATCATAGGTATAATTGGAACATAATATCTTGGCTCTACCAAAGTGCCATCATCGTCAATATATTCTAAAATACCGTCATCTTTATCGGTGAAAATATTACGAGTCAACTTATTTAAATTAGTGTGGATATACCTTTCGGATGCGGAATCACTACCTCCTTGTAGTCTTGTTCCAAATTGACCTTTGGGTTCCAGCAAATTAATGTTATTTGAACCGACAAAATCTTGCGCCATTCCAACAATGGCGCCATTCAAACTATTTTCACCGTGATGATAACAGCTTATTTCGGAAACAGAACCGCTAAACTGAGCTACCTTAATTTCAGATGTTAAATTTCTTTTGAATGCGGTGTATAAAATTTTACGTTGGCTCGTTTTCAAACCATCGAGTAAATTTGGTATAGAACGGTCACAATCATATTTCGAGAAATGGATCATTTCGCGGTTAATAAAATTTTTGTATGTAACTTCGGTGTTATTTGTATCAAGGTATAATTCTCTATCATAATTTTCAAGCCAAGTCTTTCTATCATTCGCCCTTGTTTTATTAAATACCATATCGATTGCATTATTACATTCTGCATCATTATTTACAAAATTAACTATTTTCTTATGTTGAAAATATTCTTTAAATTCTTTGCTGGTTGACGTTCCCAAACCCTTATAATATTTGATTTTCCACCCTTTAATACTATTGCTACTACACCAAGAGTTCCATTCACCGTCATTATAAAATTTAAGTTCGCTTGCACCTTTTTTGGCTTTTAAAATAGGCGTGTTCATGAAACCGATAAATCCTGGAATATTAATTAGTGATTTCCATTCGGAATCAAATAAATTAATTCCAAGACCTTTAATATGACTGCCATCTAAATCTTGATCGGTCATAAACAAAATTTTTCCATATCTTAGTTTTGTATTAACAATTTCTTGCGTATACTCTTTGCCACTTTCAATACCAAGAATTTGTTTTATTTCGGTAACTTCTTTATTTTCCAATATTCTCTTTGGAGATTCCCCGCGAACATTAAATAATTTACCCTTCATTGGATAAACGCCCAATAAATTTCTGTCCTCTTTCGACAAACCAGATACAATACCTGCTTTTGCCGAATCGCCCTCGCAAAATATAATAGTGCATTTATCACTTTTATCTGTTCCGGCATAATTAGCATCAATTAATTTAGGGATTCCGCGAATACTTTTTGTTTTGGATCCATCGGTTTTTTTTAATTCACTGCTTTCCTTCACTTCAGTAAGCGCGCATGCTTTATCCATTATCCCCATTTTAGCTATTTTTTCTATGAATTTTTCACTAACATCACACGATGTTCCAAATTTACTCGATGGTGTATTCATATAATCCTTTGTTTGACTATCAAACGCTGGGTTTTCTATATCACATCTGAGAAATAGCATGATTTGTTCTTTAATGGTGCTTGACTTAACATCGATTTTTTTCTTCTTTTTTATATAAGTTGTTAATTTTTTCACAATTTGATTTAGTAAATAATCAACGTGTTTTCCTCCTTTGCCCGTATATATGCCATTAACAAACGATACTTGCGTAAATTCTTCTTTTGGAGCAATACATACGGCGTATTCCCACCTCTCATTAGATGCTTCGTATATACGTTTTGTATCATCCTTGCTTCCAATATATAAATCAACATATTGTTGAAAATTAGTAATTGGTATTAATTCTCCGTTGTATTTTACCTTTACTTTTTTATCGGTAACGGCTGCAATATCGTAGACCCGGCGTTTAAATAGGTTAATCATGTCGGGAGATAATTTCTCTATTCCAAGACGTTTATAGTCTGGTTTAAAAATAACCTTTTTGTATGGTTTTTTTTTACATTTTGTTATACTTGGTTTTTCTATTATATTCAAATTATTTTTAAAAATTTGATGGTATTTTAGTCCCCGTATATGATCAACCGTCTCGATCTCACCATATTCTGACCATATTAACACCAATTTAAAACCAAACCCATTTTTACCACCTACAATTTTTTTTTCACTCTTATCATAATTAGTCGACGTTCTTAGATGACCAAATATCATTTCCGGAATCCAAATATTGTATTCTGGGTGTTTTTCAATATCAATGCCATTGCCGTCATTTAACATTGTAATAGTGCCGTCGTCGCTAATAGATATATCGATATATGTTAGTGGCATAATATTCGGTTTGCAATTATCCATCGCCTGCAACATTCTTATATGGTGATCGCGGCAATTCACAATACCTTCATCGAACAATTTATAAAGTCCTGGAATAATATTGATTTCTTTAAAATTTATTTTATCCTCTTTATCGTCATAGACATAGGTATCGTAATCAGTAAATTCCATTGAACCGGTATAAGTATCAGGATTATCTAATACATGTTCTTTATCAGTCTTTTTTTGATAAGTTTTTACTAAATTTTCCTTTGACGACATTTTATTATATTATTTTACTTTCTGTCTATATTGGTTCAATTTAGTTAATTAAAAATATTAACCGATTTTTAATTAAATATTAAATGTAATATTAAACACAATAATTAGATTAAACACAATAATTAGATTAAACACAATAATTAGATTAAATATATTAAATATATTAAAATATATTAAATAAGATAATCATAGATAATGGATTCTAAAGATTTTTATGGTATATTAGAATTACCAAAAAATTCAAATATTAACGATATAAAAAAAAAATACAAACAAATGGCATTAAAATGGCATCCTGACAGAAATAAAGAAGAAAACGCCGAATCAAAATTTAAAGAAATATCAGAAGCGTATGAAATTTTAGGTGATCCTGAAAAAAAACAAATGTATGATAATAACATTAATATAAAAAATAACATTCATTTTAATAATCCATTTGATATTTTTAACCATGTTTTTAAGGCAACTCCAAATACTAACCAGAATAATTTGAACACGCATTTTATTAATATACATAATGTAAACAGACAATCCAACTCATTTAGTATTAATTTGGGAGCTTCGAATGTAATGTCTTCTTCTACGTCTACAAGTTGTAGGATTGTTAATGGTGAATTAATAGAAAATATAACTATTAAACAAAATGGTATTATAACTAAAATAATAAGAAAAAATGGTCAAGTTGTTTCTAAAATCGTTACTGATAGTAATAATGTTTTAATAAATGAGCAAATTAACCAATGAGCAAATTATTTTTGTAATAAGTATTATAATAATTAATAATAATAATAATAATTATTATATATATATGTCTTTTACACGATTATATGATGAGCCATGTAGAATAAAAAAGAATATTCAGGAATCTACCGGACCAGGAAGACACATTTTAAATGTTCCCGGAACTGGAACAACGCCGTGTTTTATGGAAGACCCTTACATGAGAATGGAAAAATGGGGATCAAATTTAATGACCAATAGTATTAATTTAGAAAGTGATTTAAGAGGTTTAACAAGAAATTTAAATCGTGATAATATTAATTTAAATGAATACAAATCTAAGCAAATAACTGGTAATAAAATTAATTATCCTAATAAAACAGCGTTTACTGACCAGTCAAGGACCACACACCCTGCATGGACCACACGGGATTTAGAACAAGTTAATTGGAGTTTCTTGCCACTTGATCCGCAAAAAAATACTTGTGTTCCATTCCAAAATAATTTAAGCACAAGAATATTAGAAAAAGATTATTATACATTAAAAGTCTAAATATTATATTTAAAAAAATTAAGTAAATATAATAATTAAAATATTTAATTGATAAATATTATATCATAAAGTATATATAATGGCACAATTAGCAATACCACTTATGGCATTAGGCGGTTTTTATATAATTTCAAATCACAATAAAAATGCTGATGAAGAAAATGAAGAGACAATAGAAAAATTTACGAATAATGAAAAAAATATACCAATAAATTATCCTATTGTAAATAATAAAAGTTTAAATGATAACGTAAATAATTATCCTAACGCAAATCAATCAACGGATAAATATTTTGATTATAATATAACTAAAAAAGTTTTAGAAAATAACCCCACTGAGAGTGTAGGATCGAATAAAAAAGTTCATATGTCTTTAACCGGTGAACAAATAGATAATAATAATTTTGAACACAATAATATGGCTCCTTTTTTTGGATCAAAAACAAATGGTGCCAGTGTGTCGTCTGATATTGCGGAAACAAGATTAGACAATATGCAGGGCGCGGGTTCTCAAATAATAAAAAAACAAGAGCAAGCACCTTTATTTAAACCACAAAATAATATGCAGCATTCCCATGGTATGCCGAACATGAACGATTTCATGCAGTCAAGAGTAAATCCAAGTATGCGAATGGCCAATATTAAACCTTGGCAGGAAGAGCAAGTGGGTCCTGGATTAGGAAAAGGCGCTTCTAAAGAGAGTGGGAACGGATTTAACTCGGGGATGGAAGCAAGAGAGCTCTGGGGTCCAAAAACCATTGATGATTTAAGAACTAAAAATAATCCTAAGGAAAGTTTTACATTAAATGGACATCAGGGTCCTGCAAGTTTCGCAAACAAATTATCTGGCAACACATTAACACAGGGTAAGGTAGAAAAAAATAGTCAGGATACATATTACGCAGTAGGTCCTGATCGTTTAATGACGACAACCGGTATTGAAAAAGCACCCACTGCTCGTGGAATTGAGTTATTGCCGGATGGCAACAGAAATGAAACAAGTGCCGAATATTATGGATCAAGAGCTAATGGCGAACAGTCAATTTACACTAAAAGTGAGTATAGACCATCAACCAAGATTCAACTGCCATCAACTGGAATAATTAACCCGTCCGCAAAAGGCCAGTTCAACGCCAACCCAAATAATTACGGTGTTTCGGGATACAAACCGCTGCCAACCAATAGAAGTTCCACAAAACAACCTGGTGAGTTTGGACCAATTGGTGGCGCGATTACGGCGGTGATTGCACCATTATTGGATGTTTTACGACCTTCAAGAAAAGAGAATGTTATTGGTAACTTGCGCATTAACGGTAATGCTGGAACAACGGTATCTAACGCAAAAGTGTTTAATCCGGCAGATCGCACAAAAACCACAATTAGAGAGATGACCGAAAATTTAACAGAGGGAAAATATTTAAATGTTCAAAATCAACGTTCGGATGGTTATATGGTATCGCGACAGCAACCAGTAACCGTTCAAAGAGACACGACATCATTAGAATATTTGGGCAACGCCGGACCATCGAGCTATAAAGCGAATCAAACATACAACTCGGCGTATGAACAGCGCAATAACAATAAAAAAATTCATCAAAGTCATACCAATCAGGGAAATATGCAAATGTTAAATAATACCGAAAATCTTTCGGTAAGAAGGTCAGACAATGATAGAAATAATAATCGTATGTTTATTCCAAGCAATGGACCGCGTATCTTACCTTCAAAAGAAACGCATGGAAAAATGGGCGGTTCGCAGCAGTATGATAATTCAATATGCGCCGATCGTATTAACGAAGATATATTATCTGCGTTCAAAAAAAATCCTTATACACAAAGTCTTCAAAGCGTTGCTTAATTTAAATATATATTTATCAATATTGAGTTTAAATATATATTTAAATAAATTATCATGACTATTGAATTACATAAAAATATAGAATTAAAATTAGAATTTTTCTTAAAAAACAATAACGTACCCAATATATTATTTCATGGACCTAATGGCGGTGGTAAAAGAACATTACTAAATAATTTTATCAATAAAATTTATAATAATAACAAAGAATTTATTAAATCATACGTTATGTTTGTTGAATGTGCACAAGGTAAGGGTATTAAGTTTGTAAGAGATGATATCAAGTTTTTTGCTAAAACGTATATGAGATCGAACATGTTTAAATCTATTATTTTATTAAATGCCGACAAATTAACGATAGACGCACAATCTGCTTTAAGAAGATGTATAGAAGTTTTTAATCACACTACACGTTTTTTTATAATAGTAGAAGACCGTTATAAATTATTAAAACCAATATTATCAAGATTTTGTGAAATGTATATTCCGCTACCGTTTATAAAGAATAAACAGGTAAGTCTCCATAATTATAATTTAGGTGAACCATCGTATAACAAAATAAATTATACAAAAAACGATAAATTAAAAAAACTTATAGATAAATCATCTTTAACTGATAATAAGAATATAACAATATTGGCAAATAATTTATATGAAAAAGGTTACAGTGGTTTAGATATAATTACTTATTTAGAAAAAACAAAAATGTGTAATAAAAAAAAATATATGCTTCTTATTCTAATTGATAAAATTAAAAGAGAGATAAGAAATGAAAAACTATTAATATTAATTATATTAAATATAATATTTCGTTCTAATATTAATTTAGAAAATATTGCTTTTATGTAAATGGACGATTATTCGATTACGAGTTTAAATGAATCAAAAAATGAATGGTGCGCACGGTTAGTAAATATACTGACACCATGCGTATTAGACGGTTTAAAATCTATATTTAACGAAGCGATTGTTCTTTGCAACGATAATAACGAAGAAGAGAAGTATTTGATGACCTTCCAAACTTTTTTAGGCAGAATACCGAATTGGAATAAAAATATGATCATAGACGAAAAAAAAAGAATCCAAGAAATAAGTAATTGTGGATATTTAGAAGAATTGATTACTTGTGTTCATATAATACAACTAAAAGCACTATCGTGTGTGCGCGTGGGAACAAAACAAAAAAAAATTGATATAGACATACCACCAATTGATGATTTCATTCATAAAATTTATATTTTCACTGCAAGAAAAGTCTATACAAATATTTATTTATTTGAGAAACACATTACACCATTATCAATTCAAAAGAATAATAGAGAGTTAGAAAATATTATAAAAGAGTGTATATTAGAAACAATAAGGGATTCTATACCAGTTGAAATATTATTAAGAGCATATATGGACGAGACCGAAGAGGAGAACGTAGAAATAAAAGAGGAAATTATTAGAACACCCGATGACGACGAGGACGATAAAGATAAAGCCGTGCCACCACCAACCCCGGATAGCATGCCGCCACCACCAACTACTGATATGAATCGCAAAATTGTCGGTGATATAAATATAGACACTGATACAGGCAACGATGTATATGAAACCAATGTAATACCAAGTATTAATGAGCAACTAACTTTTTCTGACGTAGATAACTCTGTTGATACTATGGGCAATGAAGAAAATTTAGATGCACCTAAAAATATTGAATATTTAGAAGATTTGGCAAGTAAAAGGAGTTACGATGATGAAGATGACGAGGAGGACGAAGAGTTAATAACTATAGGCGATACTATTACACTGGATGTAACCGATATTAATGATTTAAATGACAAGGATAGTTTAAAATTAAATGAATTAGTATTAAATGATATAGAAGTATTGTGATAATGCGTAATAATTATAAACCTAAAATTATTGTAATAATATAAAATGGAAAATACTTTTACATATAGTCTAATAATTTCGTTAATTTATATAATAATTAAGTTTATAGAAACGAAAACATTATTAAAAAACAATGATAAGACTATTAAACATTTAGTTAAAGATACTATCATTGTTTATTTGAGTTCGGTTTTAGGATTGTATGTAGTTCAACAATTAAATCCAGGAACAATAGCAACAATCGAACCAGGCGCTTTTACTACAAAGCCCGAATTTTAAATACAATAAGTAAAGAGCATTATTTATTGTATTTATTGTATTTATTGTATTTATTGTATTTATTGTATTTATGATATCTCAATGTCATCTATATTAAAAATTTTATGTTTTTTATTTAATTTTTTTTTTGATATAATATATTGTTCAAAAAACACATTTTGAATTACCATATCCGGTTTATGATTAGTAACGGTTCTTGCGATCATTTTATATAGTTTAAAATCTGGATATCTCTCCGAACCATTATTTTTGTATAAAATATTTCTTTTTTTATCATCATAACACCAATCAATTATTATTTTAATAATTGGCGATGTAATATTTTTTATATCATCCAAGTCGTCAACGAAATAATCATATAATGAACATCCTAATCTACATAAATCAAAACTCAAATTTGGTTCAAGACGCGGCTTATTATTATTAAAATACGGTTCAAAATTGTATAATGTTGCTGCATCTCCTTTAAAGTCGTAGCTATCGCTACATAAAAGATTTCCTTTATATTTATAAATGGCCCTACCAAAATCAATAATTTTAAATATTTTACCAAATGTTGGTATTTTATAATACTTAGAATTGTATTTATAATACAAAAACTGTTTTTCTGTTTCTACATACATAATATTATTTGAATGTAAATCATTGTGGGTAAAACTAAAAAGTTTTTGATATGTTATCAATATTAATATTATTTGTGATACAAATGCACCTAATTCCTCTTCGGATATTTGGTCATCATTAAATAGTGAATCTAATGTATTCTTGCATTTTTCTAAAGCAATTAATTGTATTGGAAATTTAAATAATTTGATGAATATTTCATCTTCTGATAATGTAGAATTTGAAACCGATGATTCGTCCGTGTCAGAATCACAATCAGAACCGGATTCGTCGTCGGGACCACCATCACTATCTACCTCGCTATTATTTGTGTTTGATGATCTTGACGAGCACGATGATCCAGATTCGTCTGTTTTATTCGATTTGTTTAAAACCGTTATATTATTTTCATATAAAACATTTGGTGTAAAAATATTTTTTGACAAATCATTGCTTATAAATAAATTATCAATATCTGATATGCTCGATATATCTGATAAATTCAGTATATTTTTATCGTCAATATCGTTACCTATGTTTAAAGGAAATTTATAATTTCTACTATCATAATTACTTACATTTAAATAATATTCATTCGTTATTTCGAAGAGGTTATTTTTATTCTTATGAAATATTTCCGATTCGTGCAAATTCTCAATATCATCTGCTATATTAAAATAAAAATCATTTTTTATTCCTAAAAAAGAACCGTAAAAATCTGTTCCGTGCATAAAGTTATAATTATGCAATAATTGGCTTGTTAGATAATAAAAAAAACTATCAACGTATGCACTGTTGTTATAACTATACATATTTTCAGATATACTCTCTTCAATGTTATATTGAGGGAGGTTAAATAAATCTGAATGCGATAAATCGTAACTATTTGTAATAAATTTAATAGGATCTATTATCGGAGAGAATTTAAAGAAAACTTCTTTTTCATATTCAATTGATTTTTCATATTCAATTGATTTTTCATTTACTATGATTCCGTCATAAATATTATCAGTTTTTTTAGTTGTAATGTTTTTTAATGAATAATAATTATTTAAATTAATATTATCGTAATTATTTTCATTAAGATCAAAAAATTTTTTGTAAACTGGTATATAATTTTGTATTTTTTCAACATTTAATAATTTTACATCTTCTAAATTTTTAAATAATAGAGAATTATCATTTTTTCTATAATTAAAGTTCATAATTCTTTGGAATATAAATATAATTTAAATATAACTTATTAAATTGCGATAGAATTAAAATTATTTAAATATTTAATCCTATTAATAATAAATGACACTCGAATTAAAGAAATTCAGTATGAGTCAGATTACTTTTAAACCAGATGAAAATAAAGGTCCGGTTATTGTATTAATTGGAAGGCGTGATACGGGCAAGAGTTATCTCGTAAGAGATTTATTGTTTCACCATCAAGATATTCCTATTGGAACAGTTATATCGGGCACAGAAGCAGGTAATGGATTTTATGGAAGCCATGTCCCTAAATTATTTATTCACGATGAGTATAATACGGCAATCATAGAGAATATATTAAAAAGACAAAAATCGGTTTTAAAACAAGTAAAAAAAGAATTAGAACATTATAAAAAAACAACCATTGACCCAAGAACCTTTTGTATATTAGACGATTGTCTGTTTGATTCTTCTTGGACCAAAGATAAAATGATGCGTCTACTTTTTATGAATGGTCGTCATTGGAAAATCATGCTAATCATTACGATGCAGTATCCTTTGGGTATACCACCCAATTTAAGAACCAATATAGATTATGTTTTTATTTTGCGCGAACCTTATATTTCGAATAGAAAAAGAATATGGGAAAATTATGCCGGAATGTTTCCAACATACGAAAGTTTCTCTCAGGTTATGGACCAGTGTACCGAAAATTTTGAATGTTTAGTAGTTGATAATAATGCAAAATCAAATAAATTAGTAGATCAAATATTTTGGTATAAAGCAGAGCATCACAACGATTTTAAACTGGGCTCAAAAGAATTTTGGGAAGCGTCTAAAGGGTTGGACTCTGACGACGAAGAGGAATCCTATAATCCGTCCTCGGGAAGCACTATGCGCGGACCAAAGATTAATGTCAAAAAAAGTCGTTCTAATTGGTAGTTAAAAATTCAACTTTTGGCCTGATGCACAAATTACTTTTAATGAAAGTTTCTTTGTCTATAGTAAAATTAAAACTACAGTCATGCATTTCGGGCAACCGATGTTTCATACAAAATGTTTGCTCGCATCTGCACATGCCCATTGTAGTATCTACCAACTTAATTTTTTTATTACAATCTTTATGATTACACATCGGTTTAGATTTAGCACTCGTTTTATTAATGTCCTTTTTATTTTCCATTTTAGTCAGTTTTTAATTATAGATTACTTCTATAATTAAAAATCAATTTTAATAAAATTAAAAATCAACCACGATTTTTATACACTTGGATTTTTATCAACGCCGGCATCTGCAACAGTTGGCTCTGCGACAGTTGGCTCAGGAACAGTTGGCTCAGGAACAGTTGGCTCAGGAACAGTTGGCTCAGGAACAGTTGGCTCTGCGACAGTTGGCTCTGCGACAGTTGGCTCTGGGTCTTCTTCAGCAATATTAATTAAAGTTTTATCTTTATCACTATCTTTAGCGATTCCACCGAGTCCATTACCATTATTTTTACCGGTGATAATATTTTCATCATGGAATAATTCCTTATGAATATCAGAGACACTGGCGTTTTCATCTAAATTGTTATCAAACGTGTTAATTGTTTTAACACTTACTAAATTACCATCCTTATCAAGAGTTTGAGATAATAAATTACCACTTTCTTCTGCTTTACTAATATTATCTTCGACCGCCTTTTGTTTAGATTCCTTGATACGTTTATCAAACTCTTGTTTAGCATATTCCTCGTTTTTATTTTTCTCGCTCATCAATTCATTTAACTCATCTTCTAAATATTCAACCCTGCCTGTTTTATATGCCTCCGGGTGAAATGGCATCCACATACCAACCGGACCAACAAAAACATCGTGGTTTGGATCAATCTCGCGTAGCATTTTACATCTAAGCTCAGCCTCTTGTTGGCTTGGAAATGCACCTCGAATTTTAATTCCGCGAACACTTGTCTGAAAGTTGTTCATTTTATTAAAATTATTTTCTAATTTTTCATCATTTTTATCTATAAAATTCTTATAATCATCCTCAATATTTGTATTTAATAAATTATCTTTTTGATCTTTGATAAATTCATCTAAATCCGCTGTTAATTTGTCAAAATCGACATCGTGTTTAAATGAAATAAAATTGAGAAATTGTGTGTATTTTTCAAATGCTTTAGCCATCTCCCATTGTTTTACGAATTCATTGAAATCATATAAATTTTTACTTTTTATAATTTTCTCTGGAGATAAGAATGATATGCACGCAAATTTTTGTCCGGAAATAGATTTGTCCTCGTCCAACAAGTCAATATATTTGGGATTTTCACTGCCGTCGGAATTCATTCTATGTTCAATATTTTCATTCCTTTCTGTCATTATTGTTTATATATTTAATAATCCTTTAAGTTTTTAACTTATTTATAATTTAATAAAATTGTTTAGAATAATATAATATTTAGAGTAATATAATATTTAGAGTAATATAATATTTAGAGTAATATAATATTTAGAGTAATATAATATTTAGAGTAATATAATATTTAGAATAATATTTTTTTCTTCATTATTAATATAATAATGAATATTGTTGATTTAGTTAACGAGATCAATGTTGTAGAACTTCTTAAAAGAGCGATCAAATACTTTGTTGAGGGTATTATGGTTGCCATTGCCGCTTTCGCCATACCTAAAAAGAAATTAAATTTAGAGGAGATTGCTATTATTGCCTTAACTGCCGCTGCCACTTTTAGCATTCTTGACACATACGTTCCAGCCATGGCCGTCAGTGCTCGTTCTGGTGCCGGATTTGGTATTGGTGCCAACTTAGTTGGTTTCCCTCGTTAAATCATTATGTTTCACTAAAATATAAAATTAATAATTTAAAATAATACAATTGTAATTGTAAATTGTATTATTAATTAATTTATATTATCAATAAATTTATTATACAGTTGGTATAAATGTCCACTTTAATTCGCCACATATTTGTTTCCATATGTAATCTTGTTCTATTCGTTTCTCTCTGTCTTTTAACATCGGAAAGTATGATAAAAACTCTGTTTGATTTAATAATTCGCATAATTTATAAACAGTGTAATAGTAATTTAAAAAATTAACTCGATTATCGGGACAAAACTTAGCATAGGGTCCTTGAATTTCTAAAAATAAATTGCATAACTTCTCTTCTAATTCCGGTTTCATAACGGGTGGTTTAATCCCCAATTTGTCTTTTATAAATGGAATGTGTTCATAATATTTATTGTATCCAAGTTTTTTTAATATCTCTTTAGCCTTATTATTTGTCAACTGGTCTATTGTAGTTCGTTCTTTTTTTATTTGCAATTTAATATTTTCCAAGATCTCTTCGGGTATTTGGGTTGTTTCTTTTGCTTGAAATTGTGCCAAAACTTCTCTAAAATGATTAATTCTTTTATATGCATAAAAACAAACTTCTTTAGGCGGTTCTTTGTAGGATGGTTTCTCATTCTCTACTATATATTGTAATATGCAAGAACAATTATTACAAACTAACTGACCTTCTTGGCTAATCGGTATTAATTCGCCCTCATTACAATTAGTGCATATATCGGTTTGTAATATATAATTATTTATATCCAACACCGTTTCATCTACATTGGAAAAATAATGGTTTACATTATCATAATGTTTATTTTTTTCTTCGATCTTGTTATTGTAATCACCTGTTTTAAAATAATTATCTAACATAGTTGTTTTATTTTTGCATTCTGTTATATTTTTTTTATTTTCAAAATAATCAAATATATGATTCGAATTTTGAAGTAAATACTCTAACTCTTGTTTTTTTTTGTCTTTTAGTAAAATATTTATTTCCTTAATTCGATCTTTAATATATAATATGTCATCCACGGATAATTCTTGATTTTTCGATTTATTTTTCAATTTATTTTTTAGAAGTTCTTTTTCTTCGGTCAATTTAGGAATTTCTATTGTTTTTTCATTTAAAAAATCATTCATTATATTATTATGTTTATAGTCTAATGTTATTGTCTTGTTTTTATCGACACGAATTTTTTTTGTATTTTTTTGTTTAAAGTTTGGCATTAGTTATAATAATTTAGATAATATTTATTTAATTAAGTATTCTGTTATTTAATTAAATAAAAAATGGATTTATGTTTTCTAATATGAAAATAAATGGCCTCTATAAATATTAATTTGCCCGAAAAACTTGTTATAGATAAAACGAAATTACAAAAAATGCTTTTTATTAACAACGCGATTGAAGATGGATGGGAAATTAAAATGAACAAAGATAATGTTTATACATTTAGTAAAAAACATGAAAATAAAAAGGAAATTTTTAATGATAAATATTTAATGGAATTTATAAAAAAAAATATTACAATGGAACACTATAACAATAGTAATAATTAAATAGTAATTATTTAGTAATTACTATTAATAAATATAAATTATTATGTTTAATTTATATTTATTCGGAATTTTTTTTTCTTTGCTAATATTATAAAATGGGAGGAGGACTTATGCAACTCGTAGCTTACGGCGCACAAGACGTTTACCTTACTGGCAATCCGCAGATCACTTTCTGGAAAGTAACTTACCGCCG